TTTGCGCAATGAATTTATCAATTGCCGCTTGAGTAATTTTATGATTCTTGCTGTCTTTTTCCATTAGGACGGTAGCTTCGAATTTTGTTTCCTCTCCTTCAAATACTGCTTTTCTGAAAAGAGATGGAAATGATAAACGAACGTCGCCTAATTTAATTAATGTTTCTGACATTTTAGCCTTCTTGCTTATAGCGTTATGGTTTTGGGATTAGGTGAGGATGGGTTATTGATAAATCACCGTAAGTAATTTCCCATCCTCGTTTCAACTTAACCGGAGAGATAAGTTGAGTTAAGTTTAGATTGATTTATTACTTATGTCAAATACTTTTTGATATACGCTCACCAATCCACGCAACCACTGGAACTGCCCAGCTATTGCCTAATGCTTTATATCGTGGCCCATCTGGACAATCCTCAGAAAGTTTATTACGCCAAGGTATCTGTGTATAACCGTCTGGGAAACCCTGTAGGCGTTCACATTCTGTGGGTGTTAATCTGCGGACTGCCATTTGTGTCATCAACATAGGTGTATTTCTACCGCTTGCATTGCTATTAGTATTTAGCGTATTAAACACATCTCCAACTCTAACTTCGCCTAATTGATTTTGTGCAAAAGATGCAGCATAAAATATCTGCTGATCTTGATGCGTTGAAATAGTAAATGCTTTTTCATCTTGACCAAGATAACCTTTGCCACCACCATCACATCCACCGCGCATTTTAAATGAGTGTGCAATACCATGTATACCTGTTGCATTTAATGTATATTGCAATTCTTCTTGACTGCCTATACCATTCTCACCGTTATGATTTTGTCGATTGATAATGTTTTCCGCAATACTATATGCAACAGCATGACTGTGCGCTTTGGTAATTGTTGGTGATGGGTCTGTTTCTAATCCAATACCACTTCCCATTCTAGGTTTCAAATCGTCTGACGGTCTGCCAAGTATAGTCATGGTATTCAACGGAATTGTGTTTACTACTAAATCAGTTGCATCTTTATAATCACGCGCAGCGCAAGTGCTTCCAACATCTTCAGTGCTATATTCACCTATGCGTTGTTTGTTGTATGTGGTTATAAGCGACTCACTGCCACCACCTAAATCACCACCATTAGCTCTTAATGTTCCCACACCTTCTTTATATTGAGCAAAACTACACGGTGTAAACGATGTCAGCTTGCCATTGTTTCCAACGCTTGTTTCAACATTGGTGGAAGTTGTTTTCCCCGCGTTTCTGCTCGGCGCAGTATCCCTGCGCAAGCCGTCGAACTCAAAAAGAACTTCTGCGGGATTAAACCCGTCTCTAGCACTTGCGACAACAAACACACGTTTGCGTCGTTGTGCCAGTCCGAAATATTGGGCATCGAGGACGCGCCACGCGACTGTTCTTTTTGATCCAAACACACAACCAGCGTTTGTCCATTTTTTCCCTGCTGGCTTAAGTTCACCATCTTCTCCCGCGAGTCCAGCCAAGAAACATCCAAAGGCATTGTCTTTGGTGTTGAGAACTCCTGGCACGTTTTCCCAGAAGATAATGGTTGGAATACTTCTAACTGAGTCGATTGCATCTGCTATCTCACAAAATGTTAATGATAAGTTTCCTCTTGCGTCATCAAGAGAGTTTCTATTTCCAGCAATACTGAATGCTTGACATGGTGTACCACCGCATAAAATATCTGGCGCTTCAATTTCACCAGAAAGAATTTTCTCTGGTAGTAAAGTCATATCACCAAGATTAGGCACATCTGGATAATGATGCGCCAACACTGCGGATGGGAATGGTTCTATCTCAGCAAGCCAAGATGCAGTCCATCCAAGTTTATTCCACGCTACAGTAGCGGCTTCAATACCGCTACAAACTGATCCGAATTTCATATTATCTCCTTAATCGTCAAAATCAGAAAAATCATTTGCAGAAACTGACAAGGATTTTCTGGGATCACTTTCGGGTACAACGGTTGGTTTGCCCGATTTTTTAACTATCAGATTTTCAAAGTCTTTTATGTTTTTCTTGCCTACTAACTTCTCGAATTTAGCCACTGAAATAAAATTCATTTCGTAAAGTTCTTCGTCTGTGTGGTCAATTCGTAGCGCACTTTCTGCTTCGTCAATATCTGCCCAATCGCGTGAGCTTCTACCTTCAACAAGTTTGTAGCCGGTAAACCCATTGCCAGATTCTAAGCGCTCTCTAACGTGTTCTTCAATGGCATTTAACCATGATTTAATCAATGTCGCGCTACTCAGTGCAAGGTTAAGCTGTGCGTCGGATAACCTGTTTACACTGGGCAACTCGTCGAAAAATCCAAACTCGTTTTGAATAGCACTTTCTGTGTAGCGCATAAGTTCTGGGCATCGTGCCTTGTGCTTACACCATTGACATTGCTTCTCACCAGCAGTCAGTGGGGCGTTTTCCCGCATAGCCAATTCTGCTCGCTCTTTTACCCACTCACCAAATGCTAGTAACTCGTCGATACTTATTGTCAATTCATCAATATGGTCTAGTCGCGGTTGGTAGATAATCATTGTTACGGTCTTAATATCTTCGAGCATACCAAACTCGCTATAGACTCCTAGCGCGTAGATTTTAGTTTGAGTAGTATCAGCATAGACCTTTACGCCTTTACCGTACTTCAAGTCTATTATCGTTACGCTGTCGTCATTGAGAATAATGCAATCGGCTGTACCAAAACCGTCTTGCGCGTACTCGCTGTAGTCGAGTTTTTGCTCATAGATTTTATGACCTTTGTGTTCTGCGATGAAGTCCATGTAATCATTCACATGGTGACACATTGTCTTATCTACCGTTATCCAGTTGGTTTCGGGTAATTGCTTACCTTCAAAATCAAACGGATTGAGATCGCCTTTCAAGCATATCTCTGCAAGCTCATGCGCTGCCGTGCCTTCGTCCGCAAATGCGCTACGGGATTCCTTATAAGGTTTTTGCGCTGCGACGCTACCGGAGCAGTATAGCCAAGTAGCACTACCACTTGCGCTCAGTAAAGAGTGTTTAGGCGCTTCTTCATTAGACATTGAAGCTCTCCAAGAAGTTGTAAAATTCAGTGTAGTGTTTAGGCGCAAGCGTCATTGTACTTGATGCGTCAAGCTCAGTTAATTTGTCTATAATTTGCTCTTTTGAAATAGCATTACGTTGACGCAGTTCAAGCGCTATTTCTTTTAGCATTTTGGCTGTGAGCGCAGGCGTTTCTGGTTCAGCGGTTAATTCTACCGGTTCTACAGATTTTTCTGTTTCTGGTAACACTTCTACTTCAACAGGTGTTTCTACAGGCTTTTCTTTTTTCTTTGTTGCTTTGGGTTTTACTTCTTCAACTTCCAAGTGGTCTAAGATTGTTTTCTTAGCGCTAGATGATACTGCTCTACCTTCATCCCTATCTACTTTCATCGCTTTGTTCATTGCTTCGTGATGCTCAATATCAGTGATGATTTCAACCGTTTCTTTGTTATCTTCAATAATGGCAGGCGCTAAAGTTTCATCAAGCGTTTTGACAACATCCTCAAGTCTGAATTTAAACGCAGTTGATTGCTTAGTTAGCGTTTCGTGAATGCCGTGACTGATTCCAGATTTGATAATTTCATCCGTTTGTACTAAGCGTTCTGCTACTTCATGCAATAACTCATAGCTAAACTGAGTGTTTGTGCCGTGTATTAATGATAGCGAAATGAATTCACCAAGTTGGGTGTTTGTGAGTATTGTTAAATCATTCATTGTGTTTTTCCTCTGTTGTTGTAAAATGAGAGTCAATCTTAACTTAACTCACAAAGAGATGCAAATGGAAAATGAAGAATTTTATGACGGTGTGACCGTTGATGATGTGGTGCAATGGTTTGGTGGTGAGCAGGTTGTGCTAGCAAAGAAGTTAGGCGTCACTAAAGCAGCGGTGTCGTATTGGGTAACTGAAGGAAAGATACCGGCAAACAGGGCGATACAGGTTGAGCAATTAACCGATGGGGCAATTAAGGCAGTTGATTTACCAATAATTAAAAGATAACGAGGATTGTTTATGGTGGAGTCTACTAAAACGTACCGCATAAGTCGCGGGGATAAGAACAGCGCTGTCTGTCGCAATGTGGAGGTGACATGGGAGCGAATTTGCACGGTACTTGGTAAGCACAAAGTTGCAAAGACCAAAGAGCAGGAAGGCTGGTTCTGTGGCGGTGGGTTCAGTGGCGGGTATCGCAACACGGAGAACCTAATCGGGCGTTCGCTTTTGACCATTGACGTTGATGAATGCGCAATGACTAAAGGAGAGATTGAGTTTGAGCTGGAGATGACAGGCTTTGCGCTGGTTGCTTACTCTACATGGCGTAGTACAGATGACGCTAATCGCTTTCGTATAGTGTTACCACTGTCACGGGAGGTCAGCGCGGAGGAGTACGTTACCGTGATGCACTGGTTCGCGTCGGAGTTTAGCAGTTTTATTATTGATGACAGTGCTTTTAAGCCTGCTCAGTTTATGTATATGCCAAGTGTTGGCGCTGGTTCGATTGAGTCGGCTTTCGTGATGGTGATGGAGGGCAGTGAGGTTGATGTGGATGTAGCGCTTGCCTTTCCTGTTGAAAAGCTGGTGCAGGGAACTGTCAAGTATTCCTTGACAACTGAATTTGATGTAGATGACGCGGACGATATGCAGGGGTTATCGCTTGCACTCGCGCATGAGCCGATTGATGTCAGCGATGCACTGGTTGAAGCCAATCTCGATGCACTGGTTGAATCGGCAGGTGATTACTCGACGTGGATTACTGTAGGACAGGCATTGCATCATCAATATAGAGGATCGGATGATGGGAAGTTGCTCTGGCTACATTGGTCAGCTAACTCGGATAAGTTCAACGCGGCAGATATTGACCGCAAATGGCAATCATTCAAGACGGAAAAGAAAGTGCGCCCGTTGACGTTTGCCACAGTGATTAAGATGGTCAAGGACAGCGG